GAGAAAGAGAGAGAGCGTGTGAGTCGCTGTGCGATGGTTTAGCTTGTGCCTTGTGCTGGGTGATCCTATCCCGTGCGTGTGTGGCTTGTTTGCCTTGGCGTGTGTCTTTAAGAATAGAGCGGCGCAATGGGCTTGTTTACCTTGGCGTGTGTATTGGTGCTTGCTTCTTAATTGATGCACGCACGCGAAGCGTTATGGGGTCAGTCTCAATAAGTGTCAACCTTTTAGGTGGCAAGGTGCTTTTCGTGCTTGTATACTAGATTATTAGGCAAGGCTAAATTGTGACAGTGAATGCGCCTTATTGAGACTGGTGCAATTTTGCTTTGCCTTGTCCTGGTTTGTTTGATTCTATCTCGCAAAAAAGTTTCGTTCCTTGTCCATTGGATTTGTGCGAGTTATGGCTTCCATGCAAGAAATATTCAATTTAGGGCTTGCAAGGTTGGCGGCCTTGGCTAATTTGTTGCGTATCGCCTGCGGGCAAACAACCACAAACCATTAGAAAACCGAACAATGATGCAAATCGTATTTAACAAATCAACCGGGCAATTTGCGACCGTTCCATCGCGCAATATTGCTTCCGCCATGTTTGGCATGGGAAATGCCGAGGGTTTCGACCGTGGAATGCCTGTCAACAGCCTGCCGCGCAACACCGTTGCCAAGCTTTCAGGCGCGGGCAAACTTGCCAAGCTTGAGATTATCGCGCCCAATGGAGAAACCCTTCACCAATTCGGAGGACGTGTTCACCTTAAAGCCGAGGCCGAAAAAATCCGCCCATATGTTGCCAGCCTTCTAAATGAGAAAAAAGGCGGCGCAATCGTCACGTTCTAATCCAACACCCAAACAATAGAAAACACCGACAATGAAAACATTCAAAGATATTCCTAGCGGCCAGTGTTACGGGTTTATTCCAACTGGTATTGAGTCCATGATGGGAGGTTTCTCAAGAATCGACCAACTATCGAACGGGGTTGTCCGCGTCCACTATACAGACGGCACAAAAGAGGAGAGAGATGGCGCTGGCGTATGGGATCTCCCATCACTAGACAGGGAGTCAGTAAGCCTTTTCTCAATTTTGAGTTGGATTCAAGACGGGAGGGAATCCCAATGAACGCCTAATCGATCCACAAACACAAACCACTAGAAAACACCGAAACAATGAAAATGACACTGACTACATACGACATCGCAGACGCGCTCTGCGCTGATCAATACGCAAATTGGAGCCGTGCCGGTGCGCTTGCCCTGGCTGAATGGCTGGAAGAGATGGAGGAATCCACAGGCGCGGAAACCGAGCTGGACGTGGTGGCCGTCCGCTGTGATTTCTCCGAATATGAAAGCTTGCAAGCGTGGGCGGCGGATTATTTCTCCGACATCAAGCAGGCATCCGATGCAATCGGATTTGATCTCGACATGGACGGAGAGACACCCGGACACGATGAGGAGGAACTGGTCGACATGATCCGCGAACATATCCAGGACAATGGACTCCTCATCGAATTTGATGGGGGCGTGATTGTATCCGCTTTTTAAATGGAGTTAATCGCCTAGCATGGCCAAGCCAGCCTTGGCCATGCAAGGCGGGAAACACCGCAAACCTAAACACTGAAAAACAATGAAAACGAAACAAGCACCGATAGAATACAAGGCAGACTGTGAGGGAGGCTTGTGCTCTCTTTTAATCCACAAAGAAGCCAAGCCGCAAAACCTGCTTGATTCCTGCCTTCTCTGGTCTGCTCAAACTGGAGGGACAATCCATGACTTCATGCCTAGACTGGGTGTGTCACTTGATGGTTGGGATGGACATGGAGCTTGGTGGAACATTCGCCTAGATGATATAACGATTGCCAAAGTGTGCTCAGATGAGAAGCCAGTTATTGAGCCTGGCCTGCAAGCAAGGTTTCATCTAGTCCCCGTGTCTGCAATTGCAACATACGTCCGCAGAGAGGAGGAATACTAATGACGAAATTGCCGAGGCGATTGAAACCTTCAAAGACATTCATTAGAACACTAGAAAACACCGAAACAATGCAAATTGACAGCAGCGCGATTCATGGGCGCAAATCCCGAACAGATCGTTGCCAAGCCAAAATCACAATGCCAACCCGTGAAAAGGCTCAGGCATTGGGGATAGCCTGGACGCGAAAAACACTAACTGGCCATTCTATTTCGCCGGCAATGGATGATGGAAGCTCAACTGTGACCATTTACGACATATTGCCAGAGGATAAGCCCTGGCTTGAAGAAACCGCCAACCATATCGCCAACCAATGAAAACAATGAAAACGAAAACAGAAACACTCCAAATCAATGGGCGGCTTTTTGTCGCCAATGACGCAGCAATGATTGCAACCCTTTTCCAAGGTGGCGCAACTGCGTCCGGATACTTCAAACAATACAAGCGCGGAATTGAATTGCGGGACATACAGGGGGAGCCTTTCGCCTTCCTTTGCGCTAACTCGCCAAGTTCTCCATTCTGGGTTAGCGCATACAAGACAAGCGCGGGGAAAACCCGTTACAGTTACGGATTCTCGTCCGTGGACGCGGCTAGGCTGGGTCTGGATGTCATGCAACCCGCCGCCGCAAGGGAGAAGGCCAAGCAAGTATGGGAGGAGGCAAACGCATGAATCGTAAACGCAAACACCCATTGGAGGCGCAATCTGACAGCGATTGGGCTTGCGGCCTTTTCATCGTGGCAACGTGCATCCTCTGCGCTTTCCTGGTCGCCCTTCCTTCCATGTCTCGCGCACGTTTTAGCGTGCCGAGTGAGCTTGAACGGGAGCCGGTCGAAAATACGCAAACCCATTCCGAAAAGGCTAAAAAGCCTTAAATCAATAAAAACTCAATAAACCATTTACAAAAGGCGGGAGACCGTCTAAAAAACTTGAACCTATGAATCACAACGAAGCATTTAACACGCTTCTCGACATCGTTTGCCAATGGTATCCGGTGACACGGGAGGACATCACAAACAGGGCAAGGCGGACGCATGACGTGACCACGGCCAGAAACATTGCCGCAGCTTGCTGGTCGAATGCCAATAGCCTAATTGACACGGCCAAGCGTTTCGGCTGGAAGTCCTCGGCCAGCACGATCCGCGCACGGGAACGGGCAAATGCTCTGGCCGATATGCCAAGCCATGCCTATCGAATCGAAAAGATTGTAAACGAATTGCAACAAGAATTGCCTTGGCTTTGCCTTGGCACGGAAGGAGGAGACAATGAGTAGCTCCGAAACCATGAAGCTGTGGCGGGAGCTTGTCACCAGCAAGCAATCCGTGGAGGAAATTGCCTTGCGTATGTCCGACCTGTGCCGTTATCTTGAATACCAGCGGGACGAAGCGAGGATTGAAGCTAGGCGATATCGTGCCTTGCATTGTGCCGGGGAGCATGAGCCACCATTTACCTGGGAGGGCAAGGAATGAGAGCCAGCAAAGCAACGCAAGAGCTGATCCTTTGGAACTATCGGCACAATGTAGCGCAAGCACGCTCTAAAAAGCTGAAACAGTTTGCCGAGGAGCAGCTTGCCCAATATGAACGGGAGCTAGCTAAAAGGCGGCAACCTAAAAAGGAAAACCCATTTACACGCTTTGAACAAGCACTAGCACAATGACAACGGAAACCCAAATGCTGATTTACCAGCACGAAAACACGCACCCACTAGCCACGCGCAGCCTGGTTTATCAGGAACTCGCTAAAAGAGCCAAAGAGCTTGAACGGGAGCTGGCTAAAAAGGACGAACTCATAGCCCAAATGGAAAAGGGCTTTATCATTGAATCACGAACCCACGAACACTAATGAAAATACACGCATTGTTTCACGATGAAGACGGCTGTCGGGAATTACTGGCAGAGGGCATTTATCACAAGGCAGACCCCGGAGGCTGGCTTGATGGCAAACGATCCGAGCCACCAATGGAGGCATATATCGAGGTGACCGACATCACCAATCCCGAAGGTGGGAGCGAGTATTGCGAGGAGCTTGAGGTTCCGGCCCGTGCTGCGCTCTGGGAGCAAGTAGAAACCGAACCTGCGGAGGACTGGTAATGCAACCGTATTACGAACACAAAGGAATCACCATCTACAACTGCGATGCACGGGAGGGATTGGAATCTGTCGGGAGGTTTGATGCCACCATTACGTCACCACCTTATAACCTGAATACACGGGTAAACAAAAATCGTGAATACATTTCTCGGCAGGTCATCCCGACTGAGTTCAGTTCAAAATATGATGGATACGATGACAACTTACACCCAGAAGATTACTTTTCGATGACCAACCATGTTTTAGAGCTTTGTCTGGCCGCTTGCACCAGTGTCTTTTGGAACATTCAACTTGCTACCGGAAACAAGCCGGCCATTGCTCAACTAATTGGGCAGCACGCCCACTTGCTAAAAGAAATAGCTATATGGGACAAAGGCCACTCCCAGCCAGCAATGAAAGACGGGGTGATGAACTCCGTGTTTGAATTTGTATTGATATTTAGCAATGACGATCCAAGCACGAGGCAATTTAAGGGATGCGGGTTTGATCGAGGGACTTTAGACAATGTTTGGCGGCTGCAAAAGGGCCGCAGTATTGACCCAGACCATAAGGCCGCGTTTCCTCCCGCGCTTGTTGATAGGTGTTTGCAGTTACAACCAAGCAAGCGCGTGTTAGACCCATTCATGGGGACAGGAACCACGCTTGACGTTGCCAGAACGATGGGGGCCGAGGCTGTGGGATTTGAAATCTCGGAAAGGTATTGCGAGGCCGCAGCCAAAAGGCTTTCACAAGAAGTCATGGACTTTACGTAAAAATAATGAACTTTAACCTTGAACCAGAGCCAACTAAAAACTAAAACAACCACGATATGAACACCGAACCAACACAAGCAGCCAGCGAGCTGGCTAGAATACAGCGGGAGCTAAAAGCACCCAAAAATCAATACAACTCCTTCGGGAAGTATAAATACCGCGCCTGTGAAGACATCCTAGAGGGTGTCAAAAAGGTAAAAGGAGATTGCTCCGTAGTCATTCAAGATGACATCCACTTTATTGAGGGTCGATTCTATGTGAAGGCCACGGCTGTCTTGCTTGCCCCGGATGGCAGCAGCGTTAAGTCCACCGCATTTGCGCGTGAGTCGCAGGACAAGAAGGGCATGGATGCAGCGCAGGTAACGGGGGCGACTAGCTCCTACGCACGCAAGTATGCACTCAATGGCCTGTTTGCTATTGATGACACCAAGGACGATGATGCCGAGGGAACCGGAGAGGACACCGTGGCGATCATTGAACCTAAGACCGCCAATCAAATCCGCAAGGACTTGGAAGAACTGGGCGCAGACATCGAAGGCTTTGAGAAATACATGGGTTGCACGATTGACGAAATCACAACCGACAAACTGGCCAAAGCTAACTCGGCCATCGCAGCCAAGCGCAAAAAGGCAGCAGCCGAACCTAAAAAGAGCGCAATCGACAAGCTCGCAGAAATGGCAGAGGAGGCAGACGCATGATTGCAACAGCACCAAGCGCAGAGCTGGAGAGCATCGACCACTTGCCTAAGTGTGTGTTCTACAACATGGAGCAGCGCAGCCCAGCCTGGTATGAAATCCGCAAGGGCGTGCTGACAGCATCCAAGGTGGGTGATTGGCTCGCAGAGCAGCCTGAGTGCCGCATGACTGTGGCAGAAATCAAGGAGGCTCTGGACGAGGAGGGTATCAGCTACAAGGGCAAGACCAAAAGGGATGACCTGCTTGAGCTTTTGCCAGAGGTGCGCCGCCACCTGTCTCTGACGCAATCCACAATGGATGCAACGGAGAAAGCGATCCTCAAGATTCTCGGCCAGCAATCCAGCGTCCAGCCTCCATACGAGTTCACCGTGGATATGAACGATGAACACCCACCAAGCAACATTGCTTTGTGGGCAATCTGGAATGGCCTCAAGCTGGAACCGGAGGCAACAGCAGCCTTTGAGTGGGAGACTGGGGAGAAACTTCAGCACGTAGGCTTTGCCAAAAGCATTGAATGGGACGCTGGTTGCTCACCTGACGGGCTGGTAGCTGGTAAGCCGATTGGCTTTGAGGGCAAGGCTCCGCTACCACATACGCACCTCAAATACCTGTTTGATGGCAAGCTGCCTGATGACTACAAGATGCAGGTGCATTTCTCTATGGCTGTGACAGGAGCCGAAGCGTGGTGGTTCCAATCCTACTGCCCCGGTCTACCAACCTTCCGCACCCTTGTGGAGCGTGACGAAACCACCGAGCGCGTTGAGCGTGGGCTGGAGTCGTTTACCAACAAGCTGGCAGAAGCACAGGAGAAACTCAAACAATTCAACTAAACCAAAATAACAATGCCTAACGCAAACAAAGTAATCCTCATGGGCCACCTTACCCGTGACATCGAACTGAGACACACCGCCTCTGGAACCGTAGTCGGTAACGGTGGTATCTGTGTGAATAACATCAAGAAGGGTGGCGAAAAGCAGCCGTGCTTCGTGGACTTCACCTGCTTCGGTAAGACTGCTGAAATCGCAGACAAATACCTGAGCAAAGGAAGTGCCGCCTACCTTGAAGGACACTTAGAAATGCAGGAATGGAATGACAAGAACACTGGAGCCAAGCGCACCAAGCACGCCATCATCGTCCAAAACCTGCAATTCGTGGGCGAGAAGAACGCCTCTGGTGGTGGTCAAGGGTCGGCATCGCATAGCGTGGCCGAGGACACTGATGAAATACCCTTCTGATCTAGCGCATAGCCCACACCATTATTTGATACATGATGACCACAAACAAATTCTTTCCTGTGATGGAGCTGGTGGATGCCAGAGCCGCCGGGTTTAGGAGCCTCACCAAGCCATACTACTTAAACCACAGAGACGAAAGCATACGCATTTGTGAGCGTGGATGGTGGGACGCAATTTGCCATGACCTCAAGGACTGCAAGTGCGTGATCGTGGAGTTTCAAAATGGTGTGGAGCTATGGCGGCACGATGACGAGCTAGACGTTGACCCAATGACTGGCACGAAACTACCCAGAAACGCATTCAAAGAATGAACGATTGTATCACTTTATTGAACGACCTAGTGGATGCAGCGCAAAACTACTACGCCTCAGAGACACAAGGCTGGCAAGCTCGGCGTGAAGCAACCATGAGACTGAAAGAATCCATTAACCAAGCAAAGCAACACATCGCCAAACATGAAAACCAAGAGCCAAACTAAGCAAATCCAGAGCCACCTCAACCGTGGTTGGAAACTCACACCTCTACAAGCCCTGCAAAAGTATGGGTGCATGAGGCTTGCAGCCCGTATCGCAGAACTACGCGATGAGGGAATGAACATTATCACCCGCAAGGTGACTCGCAACGGCAAGACCTTCGCAGAATACCAACGCGCATGAAGGCTGCAATCACCATTGATGGAGTCAACTACACCGCCGAGGACACAATCTCCTTGGCAATGGCTCAGTGGCCGATGCTGCCAGGTCGTCCCGGTTTGAACGATGCTGTCTCCATGCTCCGCATGATGGGCAGCAAAGTCATCACCTCACCTAAGTGCGTGGTCGGGATTGATAATGGAGTGTCTGGTGCGCTAGTCATATTGGCCGCATCCAATGGTGATCTGCTAGCCAAGGCGCATATGCCAAGCCGCAAGCGCAGGGATAAAAACGAAATAGATTCGGTTGCACTAGCCGACTGGTTGCTTGAGAACTTAGAGGAATTGCACCTGCACGACTTCGTTCTTGAGCGACCAGTGGGCAGTCAATCGGTCAATGCTGCGGTCTCCATGCACGGCAGCTACCACGCTATCCGCTCCACCATCGAAGTGCTGGGTGGCAACTTCCACGATGTCTCAGCAAAGGAGTGGCAGAAAGCCATGCTTCGCAAGGGAGATACCAAGGAGCAAAGCATATTCACCGCCGTCACCCGTTGGCCCAATGAGGATTGGCGTAAATCTGACAGGGCAAAGAAACCATATCCAGACTTCTGCGATGCCGCAAACATAGCAGAATACTACCGCACCCGATGAAAGACGAAGAAAAAGACAAGCTCGCAGAGCTATTCGATTGGATTAAAAACGACAGCGCGGCAACCGAGGCGATGGTGGGAATGATCGCATCTTGCGTAGTTTTTGCTGTCCTACTGGGATTCATTATACTATTAACACAAATCTGACATGGCTGGCAAAGGAGATACACCAAGACAAGTAGACTGGCAGAAGTGGGACAATTCACCTCTGTGGAAAAACATAGGCAAACGCAATGCACAATTCAAAGGAAACTCCGATAAACCGAGAGACGTATCGGTTCGTGCCGACCAAGAGGGCTGGCGTAAGAATAAACTGCACGATTAGCCAGGAGCTGCACAAGCAAATTCATAGGCTAGCGTGCCACGAACAAATCTCTATTGGTAAGGCGATTGAGAAGATGTGCCGCACACCGCAAGCACAAGCTCTTGTCCCATCCAAGATTGGAAAGATGTTCTCAACAGCACGCAACACCAGCAAGCGAGCAATCAATACCCTATTCCGTAGAGACTAATGGCATATCTTAAAGGTTTCCCGCCCCGGTTCAAGAACACCAAGCCCGAAGATTGTGTCGGTGAAAGGTGGATCGAGTATCTCAAGGACGCTAGGTTTAATCTCTGCGCTGGTGGCATTGCCGTATTCTACGGTGGCTGTGGCACGGGCAAGACGCGCATGAGCTACGAGATAGCCAAGATCAGCAAGCCCCGTGCTGTCAATGTCAGCGGTATGTCCAAGGAGATGCCAAGAATCTACCTGACAGCCGCAGAGTTCATGGACAAACTTAGACAGGGCTACACGGACAAGGATGCCGACAGCGAGCGCAACATCATGGAGGAACTTGCACAAGCAACCCTGCTAGTCATTGACGAGATCGACAACTGCATCGCCACCGACTTCGGACAGCGCAAGATTAAGCAGGTCGTGGATGACAGATACCGCAAGGAATTGCCCACCATTCTTATTACCAACCTAGACCGCAAGGCACTAGCTAAATTGCTGCCTGAGCCGGTTCTTGATAGAATCCGCGAGTGCGGTAAGGGCTATCACTTCAACTGGCCTAGCTTTCGGGGCAAAATAAATCTTGCATAGTTATTCACAAACCACTAACACCACATTATTATGTCATGGGAAAAGTTTACCGTATTGGGTTGTAGCCACGGCTCACACATCGACAAGGATGCCGAGGCCGCAGCGCAACGATTCGTCCAAGCATGGAAACCAAAGCATCGCGCACACCTTGGCGACCTTTGGGACTTCGCTGGTATCCGCAAGGGAGCTTCACCAGAGGAACGCATGGAAGGTATTACCGCAGACTACCAGGCTGGCATTGAATTGCTCGACTGGTATAAGCCTCAAATCCTCACGCTTGGCAACCACGACCACCGCATCTGGCGGGTGGCTAACGAGTCGTCCAACGGCATCCTAGCTGATATGGCATACAGCTTTTGTGGCCGCATCGAGGATGACTTACGCAAGCGCAAGATTCAGTGGACACCTAGTGCTGTGACCGAGTGGCTCAAGTTCCCCTGCGGTGGGCCTAAGCTACTGCACGGCTACCGATCCACCATGTATCCTGCCAAGGCGCACTTTGAGAATTGGGGCGATTGTATCACAGCTCACGTCCACAAGCCTGACGGATACGAGGCACGCCACGTTGACGGAGGCAGGGCATTTACCATAGGCACGCTGGCAGACCTCGATAAGATGAGCTACGCCAACCAGACACCCGCCAAACTAGCATGGCGCAACTCCTTTGGCTACGGGCTAATCAACAGCAAGACAGGCAACTGGCAGATGTGGCACGTAATCAAACAGGGTGGGGAATGGGTTTCTCCGCTCGGCATCATCTAAACCAACCCACCAATGAACGACCCACTATCCGCAATCGACAGGTTCTTGGCAGAAATGCCAGATGAAGGCCCACCCAAGGGCGATGAGTTTACGCTCTACGACTACCTTGATGGCTACAAACGCAAGCACGAAACCGCCATCAGCATCCCCGGTGCGACCAAGCAACTAGCCAAGATGGTAGAGGCTGGCGCATTGACCATGCGTAAGGGCAGGGTCAACGGCAAGCAGGGCAATATCTACAAACCAGCATAGGGCGCAACTTGCCAAAGCAGCAACCACCAGTTAGACTAGAATTATGGCTAAGAAAGCAGCAAGCAAGGCAGCATCAGCAGTGAAACGTGCTGGTGTATCTGGAGTCAACAAACCCAAGCGCACCCCAAGTCACCCCACCAAATCTCATGTGGTCGTAGCCAAGCAAGGAGACCAGGTTAAGACGATCCGATTCGGGCAGCAAGGAGTCCGTGGGGCTGGCAAGTCTCCGTCCACCCCGGCAGAGAAGGCACGCCGCAAGTCCTTCAAGGCACGCCACGCTAAGAACATCAGCAAGGGCAAGATGTCAGCAGCTTATTGGGCCGACAAAACCAAATGGTGATATCACACCACTTCAACCACTATTAGATATGCCAGCCAAGAAAGCATCTCAGTCCAAACCTAAGCCATCAAACCCCGCGCTTTGGTCGAGGATGAAGTCACAAGCCAAGAGCAAGTTCAAGGTCTACCCGTCTGCCTACGCGAATGCGTGGGCTGCAAAGCAATACAAAGCCAAGGGTGGTAGATGGTCAGGCGGCAACAACAAAGTCAGGTAATTCATCATGGCGGCGAAATCCAAGAGACGTGGAGGATTAGGCAAGTGGTTTGGCGAGCAATGGACTGATGTCAAGACAGGGGAAGCCTGTGGACGCAAGTCTGCCAAGGGCAAAACCAAGCGACCATATCCTGCTTGTAGGCCCAAGAGCGTGGCATCCAAGATCACCAAGCAAGAGGCTCGCAAGAAGACCGGGCCAGCTCGTGTTCAGTGGTCTACTACCGCAAGCGGTCGCAAGCGTAAGTAATAATCCCCATGCCTTTACACGAAACATCCATACCTCCATTGCATTGCTTGGTGCGTAAGGAGTTCATGACATACAACCCAGAGGATGAAGGTCAGTATGAGAAGGGTGTGGCCGTTTCGGTGAGAGCCGTGGCGGGGTCAGCGGCCTTGTTCCAGGTTCTACTAGAGAATGGTGCGCTCAGGGACAAGCTACCCATCCATGCCCTGCATGATTTCGAGCATGAGCATGAGCATCCGTTCCATCACCTCCAGCTATGGAACTGCTTCTCGGCCAACTTCTCCATCGTTGAGATCAACTACCTTTCTGGTCTGCGTGTAGACGTTCTACTGAAGTCAGGCCAATGGGCTAGTGGCATCTACCTGTGGACGATGCAATGGGGGCCAGACTACACCAACGGGGCTGACCTATCACTGGCGATACATCCTAGTGAGCATAAGTCATCGCACTTCATTGCGCTCGATAACGGCGAGTTTGCCATCCAGCCCAACAACAGGCTGCGCTGGTATGAGCCTAGCCATGTGACCAAGCCTTTCCCCGACAAGCCCGAATACAAGGTAAACTTAGACGAGTGGAACTGCGAGGCCCATGAGAAGTGGGCAACAGAGGATAGTAATGCTTGGCACTACCAGACCAAATCGAAAGATTAAGCCTCGGTAACGCTTACCTGGAACTCTGATCCCGGCACGTCCAAGCGAATCTTCATTCGGACATCCACGGCCTTCAGAGTTTTGCCATCCTCTTTCATCTCCTTGGCGAGCTTACCAATGGCTTTCACCGCCTCAAGGCAAGCAGCCTGTGGCTTGTTCCATTGCCTCTCCTTGATGGAGAACATCACTTCAATCTTCCGCTTTGCGGTCTTTTTCTTCGCACTCATATTACCAATCGGCGTTTGTTCCCCTTGTGTCTACATGAACAAAGGTAGAATACAAGCCCAAACCACCTTGGAACCTGCCTTGGTCGCGCCAGAGCTTGAGAATCTTGTAGACCTCATGCGGGGTTGCGCCGTCAGCTTGCAAATCTGCCGCACGGAAGGCTAGGTGCTGACTGAGCTTTGCGCCCGAAATCGCTTTATTGTATGCGGGGCTACGATAATGGCTGGTGATCCTAACCGGGCATCCGAGGACTTGCCGCAGGTCGTCCACTAGCTTGAGGGTCGGCAGGAAGTTCTTCCACAATATCTTGGGCGGGTAGTCGTTCTGCGTGCCGCCACGGGTGCGGGTGAAATACACAGCCAATTCTTTGCCGGTAAAGTATTTGAACCCTTGCCTGTCAATGTATTGCTCGAAAGTCTCACCCTTGCGCGGGATGTCCTTGTCTGCCTTGTCTCGTCTAAACCAGTCCCAAATGCTCATGTGATTCTCCTTAGTGAGATAATGGCGATTACGCCCACTACTGCAAGCCCAAAGATCACAGCAGGCTTGCTCACCTTTAGGTCTATGGATTTGCGTAGCCTCACTTGATGGCCTCAGATGGCCGCAGGAGCGGCGAGAAGGACAGGACGGTAGGAGATACCTGAGAGGAGCTTACACGAGCTAGGAGGGGTATTCCTGCCTCCAGAATGGCCTGATAGACCAACTCAGAGCAAAACCACTTCTCGTCCTGCTGCTTTCGCCAGCGAGTGACAAAGCGGAATACGCCCCCGAAATCGTATTTCTTGCCGATTTGCTGCTCGGCCCATGCGATTGCCTTGTCCCATTGCTCCTCGGTCATGCCCTCGACATCGAAGGCTTCCACGTTGTTCCAGTCTTGGAGCGGCCCACGCAGCCTGACTTTGGCTGGCTTGTGCCAGGCTTCGATGATGCGCCCATTGGGGAGCTGGATGGCAGCGTGAGAATAGTTCCCATTGGTCTGCCAACGGATCATTTTGGAGATCAGGCTGTTGCCCTTGAACAGTAGAATCTTCGGGGTGTGCATAATAATCACCGCTGGGGTAGCCGCTTGAGTATCTCAATACTCAAAGACTCTTGCCGAATCTGGCTGTCTTGCATCTCCTTGAGCTGCTTATCAATACGCTCAATCTCCGGGCGGGTTACAAAGTCCTTACTCAAGTCCTTGTAGCTTGGGTGAATGTCGATGTTGGAAGTGTGGACTCTGACATCTTCGGCAATTTCGCTGATGTCGCGCATGATGTTTTGGTCTTTGCCACCCTGAGAGTAAACAAAAGTCACGCCGCCAAAGAACACGCTGAGACAAGTCAAGCAGACGAGAACTGTCCCAAGCGGGTGGTTCTGAAACTCTCGTTTGATAAACTCAGGCATGGAGCAGTAATTTGATAGCCGAACAACCTTTATTTACCCGACAATCATGGGGTTAGACTGTCAAGGATGCGCCCTTGCGGAACAGGTCGTCCACTTGTTCGCTGGTCAAGCCAACGATTTTGGAGATGGCTTCGATGGCGGTAGAACCGCGCTTAAACTCAGCGTTGTTTTCCCAAGCAGACTTGATGATGATCTTGACCGGGCCGTCCTCAAGTCCAGCAATAGCGGACTCAACTTGTGCCAAATGTCCTTCCATTTCCAGTATGGCACGGGCTTGCCATGCGGTCATCGACTGCGGCACAGCGTTTTGCGCGGCTTCGTAGGCTGCGCGTTTTTCCGGAGACAAAGCAGCAACAAACTTTTCCTGGGTGGTCTTAAGTTCGCCTTCAAGAAGGAACAAGGGTTCTTCAGATGAGCTTACAGTAACGGCTTGCTCGTCTGTAATTTCAACAGAGCCGTCAGTTGCTGCATCTAGGACTTGGAAGATTCGACCCTGCGGGCCAACGATTGCATATTTCATAATGATGTGATCCAGTTGAATTTTTGCTGGAGGGTTTCGGAGAGTTGACGACCAAGTGTGTCGTGCCAATCAGCTTGCAAAGGTTTTACTTCGGCGTGAACAGCGTGGTCGCCATACGGCCACCCAAGCTCATGCTCCTTGGTGTATTGCTCCACATTGGTGACATCATGCGTGAATGGTTCTTCGCCCAAGTATTGCCACACTTTGTTCATCGTTGATTGCGGGTCGGATGTGAGTTGTTCGGCGTGAACAAACATCACCTTATCCTTGTGGAGCCTCTGAAGCTCATACAAGCGTTGCACAGCAATACCAACGGGTGCGCTGTCCAACCAGAACTGGCATCGAGCCTCCACTGTTTGAATCCGCCCAGTGTCCTGCTGGCTGACCTCAAGTTGAAACTCAGGGTGCTTTTGGAATTTCTTTTCCATGCTGGACAGAACTCCACGAATGTCTCGCACAGGAACCAGCAGCTTTGCATTGGGGAACAGCTTGAACAGAAGGTTCGCGCTGCCAATCCAAGAGCGGCACTTGTCCACGACCACGGGCCTGTCCGTAATGTTTGTGAAGGCACTCATGATGCCACCTCGCATGAAGTCGCAGAACAGTTGCTCTCCTTGTTGTGGGTCTGGTATTGAGCGGAACTCGTCAGTCTTAAAGAATGCCTTGCCCAAATACATGACCTCATGCAAACCACTGGTAGCGGTAGCGTGGACGCGAGGGTTCTGCGCCAGAAGGTTCTGGAGCAATGTCGAACAGGCGCGAGGAAGGCCAGAAGTATAATGGACAGTATGCGGCATTCTTATAGGTCTTTAATCACAGTCACGGGTTGCCCACCGATGTTGTCAGGCCCAGCCGTCCAAGTGCTGTCAGAAGCCCTTGCGTGAATGGTTGTGATGCCACTAATGCCAATGATATTTGGCTGGTTGAAAATTGTTCTAGTGACATAACAATTCACATTGGTTAAATTTGTGCAAAGGGCAAATGCGCCAAAAGATATTGAAGTCACAGACGCAGGAATTGTAACCGAACCAGTTAACCCTGAACAGTTATAGAAAGCGTAACTTCCAATCGAAGTTACACTATCGGGCATACCAAGCTCTCCTGTGAAGCCAGAGCAGCTATGAAAAGCTCCGACACCAATGCTTGTGCAGGAGTCGGGGATAATCAGCGAACCAGTAAAGCTGGAATCAGTATAAAATGCGTAGTTACCAATGCTTGTAATGGACTTCCCTAGAACCAGAGAGCCAGTTGCATTATTATTATAAAAGAACGCAAACCCTCCAATAGAAGTAACTGAATCAGGAATCACCAAAGACCCATAATCAGTGCTAATATCTTGAAACGCACCTGAGCCATAACCATCAGCGAGATTGCCAATAGTTGTTACTTTGCTGCCAATCTCAAAGCCAAGTAAGTCGTAACTTCCACTTAGACCCAAAGCAATCGCTTCAGTGTTTGCAAAGCTGCTGGGAATAGTATTAAGACCATAAGCATACAGTGACTTGTCAGACTTAACCAGCTTGGTCAACGTGGATGGGTCGCGTCCTGCGAGAGATGCGGCGGCTCCAGCATCCTCAGCCTCTAGGCGGGATTTGAGCGTGGTTTTGTTGCTTGCGCTCATAGCATTAGCCATGAACGAATCAACGTGGGCATCTACAGTAATATCTGGCATGGTTTTGTGTGGTTATGGTCTGAAGTAATACGATGACCCGTCAGGGCGAGTATATGTGGCGGTGCTGGCTGGACGATAATAATTGGAATTTGTCGCCAAAGTCAATGCGTTACCCCCAATGGGCGCACCAAGAGCTAAAGAAAGAGACAGTTGCATTACCAGCGGGGTTGCATATTGGAGTTAGTATGAATCCGGTTAGCCACAGCATTGATCGTGTGCATATCGGAAATACGGATAAGCTCGTCATCTAGCTTGTCCTTGGCAAAAGCATCTTCAACAGCAGCCTTGTCATGCTGCCCTTCAGCACGCAGCCAGTCAGCAGTTGCGCCGTGCGCCAGGTATTCAAACCACTCGTCAGGAACATTCACCACGGTTCCAGATGAGCCATCACCATAGACATCAGTCCATTGCTTCTTGTAGGTGACGTATGCCGAGGAAAGGTTAAGATTGCCGTCAACCAAGGTAGCACCACCATTCTGCACGTAGAACTCAATCAACTGTGCCGAGGCGGTCTGAAACGGCTGCGTCCTGTGAACCTGCAAGAAGGTGTCAATAGAACCCAAACCAGCCTGCGTAAATGGAACCACACCATTGGTCACTGTGCGAGCCTCACCCACCACCAAGAAACGGGGCCAGTAATTCGTAGCTCGATAAGCACGCTTCGCACGGCTGTTAATCAACGCCTTGATGCGCGGTGTTTCCGTCAATGCAAACTCAATACCGCATAGAGCCTTAATGAGTGGCAGTAAATCAGTGGTGTAATTCTTGGTCTGCACAAATGGTTTATAGCTTATTTATTCTGACACGACAAGCTAGTTGGCAGTCACTCATGCCTTATGGGAAAACAAGTGAGGATGTGTCTTTTGCATATGACGCAGGGTTGCCCGGTCATTCCACCAGCCGTCACCAAGCCATTGAGTCAGCTTAAAGAACTCACGCTGGGGAATCTCAGCCAAGTGCATCAGTCCACCCTTGGACTTCGTGCCTTTGTAGTCCTGTGCAATACGCGCAGAATTAGCCTCACGCGCAGCCTCAAGCTGGTTCTTCAACTGCTCACCCGTCATAATCTCACGGATGACAGCAGCCGTCATTGCCTCCTCTGACTCGATAATCTTCATAGCAAGAATGGGTGAGGGGTCACACAGACCCCCCACCCTAATGTTCTAGCTCAATTAGTATGCAACCTTGCCGTGGGCGAGGGGCGACTTACAAGCGAGGGTAAGGGCGCAGTCAACGTAACCACGCTCACCACCACCCTTGTTCTCAAGGTCGGTGCTACCCATCGGGATCAGAGTGCCGATACCGAGGTATTTAGGATCAAGAATGTAAGCCTCGTTGGTGGATGCGCCAGGCATACACACGGGGTTAGCATTCACGATCTTCACAACACCGAAGTCGGACTCAAACAGAGACACGCTCAGGGTGATCTTCTTGGAACCAGCGTCCTCGTTGATCTGATAAGCGGTCTGAGTAGTGGTTCCTTCAGCACGGGTGAAGTTGGCGATAACCTTGCGGAGAGCCACGTTGGCAACACAGGTAAGGTTGCCCATTTCACCAGTCTCGGTGTAGATGCTACCAAGGATGTCGTTCAGATCACTCTCAGTGAGTGAAGTGGACTCAATCGAAGCAGCAGGGGTGCGGTAGGCGGATGGAACATCCAGAGGGCCAGCAGAGTCGATCCAGTCACCAAGACCACGCAGCTTGTAGGGGTTCACACCATCTTCGGCCTGACGGTCGTTGTTGGAGCAAATCGCAAGCTCAACGTCACGCTTGATCTCGCGCATGGCCTTAGCTTTAGCTTGAGCAACATTGGCAGGGCCAACGGAGCTGACAGCTTCTTGCAGGTCAGACACAAGGTAGTCGCGGCGGAACTTCTGAATGTAGTTGCCGAGACGAGCGCGGGAAGCGAACTTGTCGGTGAACGAGGTCACGTCACTACCTTCGTTGATGCCGGAAGCATCAGGAGTAGCAAGCTCGTCAACAGTCCACTCGTGGAAAGTCGATTGAGCTGCACCCTTAGCACAAAGGGAGGTAACGGGGGCTTCTTCGGGGGCAAGAATGGTAAGGATGTCACTAAGATCCTCACGGTTGCCTACTGCCGAACCAGTCGTGGTAGTGCCGGTAGGGGCACTGGGGCTATAAGTATTACTGAATGCCATTGTATTAGTAGGTTAGGATTGGGTGGCTTTTGCCACTTGATAAGCAACTAGATCGTCTGGACTTCCAGTTTCCTGGAATCGTTTGTAGAGAGCGTCTACTTTCGAGTTGTTTGCCTGACCTTGCCGTGCGGCTCCGGCTCCAACAGGGGAAGCGGGTGGACTCACCTTCAACTTCTTCCCTGCGCCTTTCTGCACTTTGGGTTTGGCTTCACCAACTTTAGACCTGACGGCGTGCGCCAGAATGTATTCGATGTCTACTCCCAACTCAGGTGCGTGCTTGGAAAGAACGTCTTTGAGTTTCTGCATGTTAGGGCTGTCAACCAATCCCTTGTAGGCTTTACCAATCTCGGTTTCTTCGTCCTGAATCTCAGGAACTTCTTTCCGAGCTTGCTCCGCCCAAAGTTTTGCTTGGTTGCTAACCTGCTCTTGCCTTTTCAAGTGCTGCGCTTGGGCTGGTAGGAATTTGTTAATCCCGTCCCTCGCGTTTTTCTGCGCTTGCTTTAGCTGCCGCTTGGTGAACTCTTGGCTACCAACTTCGATTACATCGTCATTGGCGTAGTCCTCGTGTTCCTCAAGTAGCGTATCTGTCCACTCCAGGGTCTGCTCAAGCTCCTCGTATTTGGTCTTGATGTCGTCAAACGAAACCAAGTCCTTAAACGGATTCTGCTCTTGCGGGATTTCCCGTTGCGGCCTGCTGGCTTTGAGTTCCTCAAGTTGATCTTCGGCACTCTTGGCCCGTGCAGTCAGTTCCCCGATTCGACTCAATAGGCGGCTCTTACCCTTCTTGGCAAGTTCCTGAATCTCCTCGGCTGACAGACTGAGTAGGTCTATGTCTGTGGGTTCCTCCTCGGCTTCTTCCTCGTAGTCCTCGACTTCGGCATCAGATTCAGCTTCATCCTCGGCAGGCTCAGATTCCTCTGACACCTCCTCAGGCTCCACTTCTTCCTCGGCTTCCGGCTCGACTTCCTCGGCTTGGGCTTCGGGTTCCTCCTGCGGCCCCTTCATCAAACGCTCCATAAGACCGTCTTGAGTCAGGTTTTCTACGCTGTCTTTATCCCCTTCAGCGATAGGGTTGTCTGTTGCTTGCATATCTTAGGACGCACGTTTAACGCTCGGCGGTAGCGAATGTGACTTACCTAAGCAGTTTACTAATGATTTGTCAAGCGGACACAAAAATGCCCCGCCTAGGGGAAAACACAAAAACCTAGGCGGGGCGGTGTTATGAACAAACCAACACTGAACGAGGGGATGCTAGTCTGTCGGGGAAAGTAAGTCAAGGATTTGATCGACCCTAGCGATACCACCAGCAATTTTCATCACTTCGTTGGGGTCTTTCGCCTTTTGCAGATCAGAGAAAAGACCTTCGCGCTCTTGCTCAATCACCCATAGGATATACTTGTATTCCTCCCTATGCGCTAAGGCGTTGATTGCGGTGTCTAAATCTAGCTGCGGGCCTTCCATGAGGATTACGCTACACAGTTGCTACGGCTTGGCAAGGATTATTTAGTTTTCTTTTTACGGGAATAATACCGCCCGTTCTTACCCTTGTATATTTCATACCCAGCAGCTTTCTCGCCAGCAACCGTTTTGTCCCAAGTCGAGTATTTTCTACCCTTTAACATCATGCCTGATTCGGGGTCACGGCTAGAACCGTGTATTGCCCAATCCTTTTCTTCTGGATGCCACACCCACGCCTCAAATGCTCCTTTATTATTGCGTTCCCACGATTCACCATCTAGCGGCGCACCAACGGGTTTTGGCATAGTTAATGGATACTTTTTTCTCAACCTATCGGCGGTCACATGGTCATACCCCGCCCCCTCTGGATCGAACTCCTTTTTGCTTTTGTTTGATGGTGCGTATTTTTCTTTTCTTCGCTTTCTCGTGGCAAAGAGAAGATCGGCAAGAGTTCCAGATAAGGCCGATCGACTGCCGTAGCTAGGATATAGGTTGGGGTTGAGTGGCTGATTTCTCGCAAGCCCAGCTAAAATCCCGTATGAAGGTCTATCATTCATTGTTCCATGCCTTGAGTTTGCACCCCGCCCATCTGAGCCGGTGCTGTCCCAAGTCGCCCGATCTGAGCGTTCTGCGCCTGCGCCATCACCATCTGGTATTGCTGGGCATACTTGTTCAAACGCTCTGCAAAGGCATCGTCACCCTGCAAACGCTCCATAACGTCAGGCTGCTGGGCGTAGCCTTGAATCACCTGCATCGCAACCTCCGCACCATTCGGACGCGCAGGAACCTCAATGCCGCTGTAAATCTTAGCCAAGTCGTCAGTAATGTCCTTGAGCAAACGCTGTTGCGATTCCTCGGCAGGCTCCAGGATGCTGTCAGCAATGAACGGATTGATGGCAGATGCCAGAATCTCAAGCAACCTATCAGGGTTAATCCGACCATTGCGGTCAATCTGCATCAACGACACCGTGCTTTCCAACTGAGACTTCACGTTGTCAGGGTCATTCTCCCTAGTGTCAAAGGACACCATCAGCGAGAAGTTCTCATCAGCATCACCCTTGGTCATAACCTGCGGGTTTGGATTGCCAGTAACTTGGAAGAACACCTCGTCTGGCCCCATGCGCTGAAACAACTTCCACGCCAAAGTCAGAACCTCCTTAACGTGGTCAAGATACTTGTTCACGATAAACTGCTGGCGAACAGCAGAGGCGGGGTTAGCCATATCAAGGCCAACAGCACGGTCGGCTTGTGCGTCCATCTGAGCCTCGATGCGGTCGCTACCGGGGTCGTAGGGCGGCACGGGTGCGTATTCAAGCTCACCAAGGCGGCGGTATGGAATCTTGCGGCCCGGCCCCCAATCACCCGGAGGTCTGCCAGCAGGGTGCATCATGGGCGGCAAGGTGGCCAAGGAAGCGCGGTCAATGCGGCTGTCTCGCTCGGTCTTAATCTGCATCTGCGGCCCACGCAGGATGTCGCTGAATGTTTGAGTTTCGTAAATCCGCTTCTGGTTGTTGCTCAGGCGGGTGACAACAAACGGGTAATCATCGTAGCCGTTGAGTAGTTCATGCTTCGCGTAGCCATCGGTGTCAGGGTGGAACACTGTGCAGTAGATACCCTCGCTACCATCTTCCTCGTCAATGAGTCGTTGATAGCCGTGAATGACCATCACAAGGTCATTATCATCCTCCATGCCCGTGCGGTCGCTGCGGTAGTGGCTTCCATCACCACCATCGTAATAGATGGAGTCCTTGCCACGCAGGTTGGCGATTGCATCCTCAACCCAAGCCGCATCCCAACCTTCGTTGGTGACTTTCTTCTCAAGCTCCTGAGCCGTGTAGAACGCACGCCAGAAAATATAGGGCGCACGCTGCGGGTCGTAGCAGTAAGACGGCATCACCACCTCGCCATCAGGGGCGCAGGCGTAAACCACCGGGCAATCAACGCTGTCACGGGGAACGCTAACCTCGGCAATGCCAGCCTTGGCCAAGTCACGCACAGCCTTCTTGACACGCTTGGGCAGCATCTCAGGGTAGGCTTCGCTAATCATCTCGATAGCAGCCTTTTCGTCACCACCAATAATGGCATCAGCAAGCTCTGGCAAAGCCTCTGCAATCTGGTCAATGGTAACAGTCTGCTTGTATGTGCGGCGTTCCTTCTTCCAGCCCACATACGAAATCATAATACCCTTCTCCAGAAGGTAGTTTGCACCCAGCTCCATCTGCTTGCGGAAGTCAGGGATGTAGCTCTTACGCATCCACTTGAGGAACGAAGAAACAACAGCAGAACGAGCCACGCTTGCCTGGCTAGTCGGAAATGCCTTGATGTGGCTGCGGTCTAGTGCCTGATCCAGCAGGGAAACGTAAGTGTCAATACGCTCGCCAATGACGTTAACCTCCATGTCGGAAGCACCCTCCCAAGGGAAAGCATTAGCACCATGCTTGCGAAGGTCGCTGCTCTTGCCCGGCCAACGATTGCGGCGTTCATTATACGAGCGCAGGCAGTCCCGCATATACTCGTCAATATCACGCAAGCTATCTTCATACGCATCCCGCAACGCGCCCACATTCGGCTCACGCTGGGCATAGATCATGGCCTCATCTTGGGCTTGTTCGTCAGTCATGGTTCCCATTTATAGTATTCTTCAAGCTCCCCGTCAATATGAGTGACCTTGATCTGCTTGTTCAACAGCCTATTGCTAAACCGCTTAGGCACACGGATCTTATACTGTTTGCCGTTTTTGTCCACCCCCTTGAGCCACATGGCGTTAGGGAAGTTACCGATGATTAGAACATCCACTGACTTTGGAGCCTCTACCTTGGCCTCTTTAGGCTTTGGTGTTTTCTTGGCCACCTTCTTCTTGGCTGCTTTCTTCTTTTCAACTTTCATAGCTTAATATCCTCCTGATCCAGTGCGGGTTACTCCTAGTGTTTCGGTGTCTACGTGGTCGATGTCGGTAACGGAAGCATAACGAAGAACGTCAATCATGTCCTTCCACGCCTCCTTCAATCCCCCCTCGCCGGTGTATTCCGATAGGGCGTTAATGATGTTCATACACTCGTCTGTCACGTAGAATTTCGGGCGGTTCACGCTGTCTAGCGGCTTGCTTGTATCATAGCTCATCTTGCTAATCAACGCTTGAATGCCGTCCTCAATGTCGATACCTGGCGCGGGTATGCAAACGATCCCGTTTTCAGCCAAGTCCTCAATAATGCTGCTGCTTCCATCCTGTGCCTGATATTTGGCTGCACCAAGGCGAGGGTCAATGATTCGCTCGTAGATTTCCTCCCCGTCCTCTAGCTCAAGGATTAGCTGCACGTAGTCCTTAATGCCGTAGCCCAAGCCCTTAGCACCCTGACCAGCAACCCACTTGCCACCCTTCCACTCAGCCCAGTCGCCAATCGTGCTGTCAGGCCACTCGCGGTATACGTAGTAGGTTCCAGTGGCATCCACGGCAATCCAGCAGATCGCCCAATTCTTGCTGCCTGCCGGGTCAATAATGCAGTAGCGGGTCACGTCCTTGGTGGGAACCATGTCCTGCGGGATTACGTTCACCTCCTTGTTGAACTTGGGAAACTTGGTGGCCTGCGACTTCACTGGCACACCGTAGGCGCGAATCAAGATTTCCTCACGGGGTCTACCTTTAAGATCGTTCTTAATACGCTCATAACCACCAAACGGGTTATCCTTAGTGTGGAAGTAATGTATTGAGGCGTTGCGGTTGTGGCTGCGCTGGACATACGGAACTGGCTCGCCATTCAGCAGCTCGGCCTCCCTCGCCTCAACAGTCTTAGCCTTGTCTAAGTAGTCCTTAATCACCTCAGTCCATCCGTCAATAGGTGTAAACGTGACTAGCATCTTGGCATTGCGCGTAGCCAAGCGGAAACGCAGCGTTCCAATCAAGTCCTCACCAAGCAGATATTCGTCCAGCCAGCAACCAATGTTGTGCCACACGGGGTCTTTACAGCCAAGTTCAGCACCCTCCAAGATCGTAGGGTTATTCTGATACTGTGAATAAGTCTTGAAGATCACCTGCGAACCATTAGGCAGAATGAACGAGTTGTCAGTAAATCCATTCTTGACCGTATAGCTAATGTATGTGGATGCGCCCGTTTGCTTACGCCTGTATTCTGGTGGCAACCATTGATACACCGCACTCTGCTGCTGACGCACGCTTACCTCGCTCGTCTGAGCAAAGCACATAATTATGCTTTTGGGGTTTTCGATAGCCGCCTTGACCACGCAGAAGCTACCCCATGCAGTTTTGCCGCTCCGGTTGCCTCCGCTTGCCAGGATCTCGTCTACTTCGTGTAGCTGCTCCTCTGCTCGCTCCCAGTGAGGCAGACGAAAGCCATAGCGGTATGGGTCGTCCTGAGCGTCCCTGATGGCCTGCTCGCGCACCTCATGGATGGCAAGCAGTTCCTCGGCATCCATCGCTGCAATCTCCTCGTCTGAGGGGATCGGCAGGATAGGGTGTTTAGTCCACTCAAGCATTTTGACACCACTCAATGAACATTCTTTTCCTCTCGGCCCTTCTCTCCATCTCTGCGACCCACTCTCGGTTCTTTTCGTTATCCTCAAAAATCCCGCGCTGCATCGCCCACTTGAACTTGTTGACTGGTGTTAGCTTTTGTAAACCTCTCCTCTCTAAAGCCATTACGCGGCTACTCGAAACCCCCATAATTTCACCAACAACCTTTCTGGTTTTGTCCCTGTTTTGGACAGCACAAGCCTCCTTCGGGGTTAATCCCTGCCCAATCAGTTCGCGGAACAGCCCTTGTAGTTGGTTGTATGGTCTTGCGATTTCATCTATCTGCTGCTGGGTCTTTAGCTCCTTAATTAAATCTCTCCTGTATTTTTTGGCATTAGAGATTTCTTCCC